AAGCTGCCCAACCCGGCCACGGTCGTCAGCAATGGTCTCGCCATTGCCATGTGCCCATAAGGACTCAATCGAATGAACTACGGTTTTATTAAAGACGGCGTCCTCACTGCTCCGGTGGCCATGTGCTCGGTTTTCGATGGTATCGGTGCCTGGCACACCCTGACCGACGCAGAGCGTGCAGAGCACGGCTGGTACCTGTGCGAAGTGGTCAACGAGTCGGTCAACCCGCTCAAAGAATCGCGCAGTGAATTGCCGGAGCTGGCCTTTGACGGCGAGAAAATCACCGCCGTGTACACCGTGATCGAAAAATCCCTGGGGACGATCAAAACCGAGCTGCTGGCCGCATTAGCCGCATACCGCTTCAAGTGCGAAGTTGGTGGCCTGACCCTGGGCGACGGGGTACATATTGCGACCGATCGCGAAAGCAAATCGCAGCTGAACAAAACCTACGTGGAGCTAAAAAACGGCCTGATCCCTGACACCGACTGGAAATGCACCCCCGACTGGCAGCTGCGCGATCTTGCCCAGTTCGAGCCGATCGCCAAGGCATTGGCCGCGCATGACCGTGGCTGCTTCCGGAGTGAGCGCCTGGTACAGGGGATGATTAATGATGCGTTGGGTATCCCAGTGCTGGAAATGTTCAACATCGGCAACCTGTTCGACGCGGCCTATCAGGAGGCTTACGCCGAGGTGATGACACCCGAGCAGGCACCTGAATGAGCTGGGCACCGGTGACCATGCAGTGGCCCGCCGAGGCGACCGCCTGGATGGATCAGATGGGAGCGGCCAAGGACATGGCCACCGCCGAACTGGCGAGCACCGGTGCGCGCCTGACCAGTTTGGCGGACCAGGTCACCACGGATCTGAGCCTGATCGGCGCCGCGGTCAAGGGCGTCATTGCCAACGGCCGCGCCGCCCTGAACGGCCAGTTTGGCGAGGTTCCTAAGTGCTTTGTTGCGACCCCGTTTCAGAGCGGTGTCGGTCAGGGCACCGGTTACCAGCGTTTCCTGTCTGCGCCGAACCTGGTGCAGCGCTTGGCGGACAAGCTCGAGGACACCACCGACGCGGCCCGACCGACCGGCGAGCAATACGCCCTGGTGATTCTGTTCCTGGGCACACGCTTCGACCAGATGGCCGGTGTGCTGTCGAAATTCAACGCGCTGATGCCGATCGCCGAGCTGCAGAAAGCCGAGCGCCGTGCCCAGCACCTGTTCGACTTGGACACGTCGAAGTGGGAGTTGCCGACAGTGGGAGCGATGCCGCCATGGGCAGATCTGCCGCTGGAGCGCTGCACTGTGCTCAAGGAAGCCAGCGCCTCGATCAACGGCCAGCTGGCCCGCCTGGAAAGCTACGCGGCGGACAGTTCGCCGTTGGATGACTTGGCAGAGCTGGCCCAGCGCAAGGCCGAACAGGCGCTGGGCCAGGACTCGAAACTGAACGCCCTGAAAGACCTGCTGGCAGGAGGTACGCCCAACACGAGCATGCAGGCGCGTTTGCTGGGGCCGGGCGATGCCGGCGAGCTGCGTAAACAGCTGCTCGAGGGCGACGGCGCACCGGGTCATGAATGGGTGCTGTCGTCCGGCGTCATGCTGGTCGGATCCCTGCAGGGCCTGAGCTTTGTTCGCGAATTGGTGGGCCTATGACCCTGCTGCTCGATGGCCAACAAATCATCGGCAACCGCATGAAGGTGACGGCCAACCTGAAGATCGAAAGCGACGACATGTCGGGGCAGACCAGCAACACCGAAAAGTCGCACAAGGGGTTCAAGCCCAAGACGCTCGCGGTGTCGCTGACGATCCCCTACAAGCAGTTGACCAACCTGCGCACGCTGATGCGCCTGGCCGAAGGCACCGAAGGCGGTGGCCAGCTCAAGACGTACCGGATCGTCAACGACACCGCCGAGGCGTTCGGGATTCGACAGGTGACGTTTTCCGAAGGTGTCAGCGCCCGCGAGGACGACAGCCTGTCGCAATGGATCGTCCAGTTCACCCTGTCTGAAAAGCTCTCGAACCCGGAAAAGGTCGAGAGCCGCCGCGCCGGCAACGCGGTGAAGTCGCAATCTGCACCAGGTGACGGCGTGGCCGGTACCAGTACCGGCGCCGATGGATCGAGCGGTGCGCCCCAGGAACTGACCGGCTTCGAAGCCGTCCTGAAAAAAGTGGATTCCTACCTGGGCGGCACACCATGAGCATGAAACTGCACAAGGTGCTGACGATCAATGGCGTCGTGGTCCCGCTGGTGAAAGACGAAGTGCGCCTGGAGATCAAAAGCCCAGGGCGGGCGATGTTCACCATTCAGGCTGGGGCGGCGGTGCAAGGGCTGGTGACGCTCGACATCGGTTACAACGAAGCCGCCCTGCAGCGGCACTTCATCGGATACGTCGAGCGCTGCACCGCGGCGAACGGCATCGAGCAGGTGGTGTTCTGCCGCGAGCTGGCCGCCGTGCTGGCCAAGTCCCTGCCGTTGAACCTGCGTCATGTAGATCTGCGCGCCGTGCTGACCGAGATCAGCACCAAGACCGGGCTGCGTTTTCGCGTTCCGGATCAGCCTTACACCAAGGTGAAGGCCCCATTTTTCTACAGCTTGGCGGCCGGTTATCAGGCGCTGGACAGCATGGCCAGGGTGTTCGGCATTCCCGACTTTATCTGGCAGCAGCAGGGTGACGGGGAAGTGTTCGTCGGTTCGTGGACCGACAGCTTCTTTGGTGCTCGAGCACCGCTGCAACTCCCGGTCAGCTTGTTCGACGGCTACCAGGGCAATCAAAGCGCGCAGGTCGCAGCTCTCCCCGGGCTTCGACCAGGTGCAACAATTAACCAGGGCGAGCGGATCACCAGTGTCACGCTTGCCGGCACACAGATGGCCATCAAATGGACGACGCAATCAAGCGCAGCGTAGAACGCCAATTCCCTGAACTCACCGGTGGCTACCACCTGCCACGCTTTGCCCGCGTGGTGGGGGTGGCTGATGCGCCCGCTGGTGCATCCATGTGCGACGACTTCCGGCCACGCTATGCCGTCGACATCGAGGTACTGACCCCGGACGGTGAAGCCGATCCGAACCTGCCGGTATTGTCCGGCGTGCCGCTGCCGTTGCCATCCGGTGGCGATGAAATGGGCATGTTCGCGTTTCCCCAGGAAGGCACCCAGGTGGTGGTGTGCTTTGCCTACGGCCTGCCGCACAAGCCCTACATCCAGACGATCCTGCCGCACGGCCTGAGCCTGCCGAAGGTGCCCAAGGGCGACCAGGTCTGGCAGCACAGTGATGCGGTGCAGCAGCGCGTCGATGCGGATGGCAACTGGCTACGGCAGACCGATGGCAAGATCCGCGACCACTCGCTGGAGCGCGAAGTGGAATCCCTGGGCAATCGTGAGAAGTACCAGAGCCATGACCAGGACGTGGAGAACCATTCAACCGAAAAGGTGGGTGGCATCAAGCGGATCGACGCCCTGGGCGCGCTCAAGCTCCTTTCAGGTGGTAACGCCTCACTTGCATCGGTGGACGACATGCACCAGGCGACGGGGCGGGATTACAACCTGGTGGTAGGCAAGAAGCACAACGCCACTGTGGGTGGCGATATGCAGGAGAAGATTGCCGGCCTGCGCAAAAGTGTGGCTGGAGTCAGTCAGCACATGGTCGCGCCAAAAAACCACGTGGGGTCCGAAAGCGTCAACATCTTCCGGGTATTGTGCGACACGCTGGATCTATTGCACGAGATGAACACGCAGATTTCCGCGCATGTACATCCGCAGATCGGCCAGCCTCCGACAAATGCTGCAGCATTTGCGGTTGACGCTTCGAAAGCCGCTTTGTTGTCAGCAGAGCTGGGAAGTGTAACTGGCTAGCGCTGATGCTCTACTGCACCGATGCCTGCAAACAGCAGGCATTTTTTTGCGCACAAAAGGTAGATGAGGATCGTTGCGAAAGCGCATTATCTCAAAAAAATTGACTTCCCTTGCTAAATAAGGACTTTACATGCCAGATGATTTTTTTAGTATAAATGATGAAATGAAGGAGAATTTCTTCAAAGCTTATGGCGTTATAGGGTTGGAAATAACGTCCAAGGTGCAGGGGAAAATGTATACCGGATCTAAGGCAGATCCATTGTGCAGGTATTGCGGGCGTGACAATACATCTACAACATTTAAGAATGAGTCTCACGCTATATCGGTTTTTCTCGGGAATAGAACCTTGATCGACTGGAATGAGTGTGATTCATGTAATAAGCATTTTGGTAGCTTTGTTGAGGATCATTTCGCAAAATATACTTTGCCGCATCGAGCTTTTTCGCGCACCAAGGGTAGGGTCAAGATACCTTCGTATAAAGATAAAGACTATGAGGTTGTCGCGGGTGATAGTGGGAATCTAAAAATAAGTATGTTGAGAGCGAGTGATCTTGGCGACATTTTAGTAGAAGGGCCGGAAAGATCTACTTTGAAATTCTCCATGCAGCGTCAGCCCTACAGGCCGACTGCGGTGTACAAGACATTCGTCAAAATGGCTTTAGCCTTGATGCCAGATGAGGACCATAAATCGTTGGGTGCGCTTAAGCAGTGGATATTGGCTGACAACCACGAAACTTTATTCTCTGGTGATGTAAAGGTTATCGAGTGGCAGATACCTGGTCCCATGAATCCGAACCGACTGCTGTGTTACATATGCAAGGCTAAACCTGAATTTGAGGCTGCCCACTTCAAATATATCTTGCTAGTTGCTTTTGGTAATCATCAGTTTCAGGTGGTAATACCAGACCCAGTATACGAAGCGGGCATAAATAAAAAATTTCTCTTTGCACCTGCACTTATGCCGACCAAGCATTTTCAGAAATACGGGGCTCCGAATTTCACAGAGCGATCCTTTTTCTCTAGTGAAATTGTTAAAGGTGAAAAGGTTGAAATTGTGATAAGTACTGATTCGCTAACGGAGCGTGAATGACAAAGTAATCCGGCGCAGGCAACCGCCCCTAATAAGGCGGTTTTTTTGCATCCGTCTCGCCGCGCTCTTCCTATTCAAGTCGGCACCACCAAGATTGTGCGTAAGCGCACCCATCGATGTACTCAATTCCGCTTAAGACAAAACCGGTAACCGCCATTCCTGCCAGGGTTGCATCCAGAAGCATGGGTAAGGGATCCGGGTCGAGAGGCATTCCTACATCTATGCGGGCGACATTGGCGCTTCGACCGAGCTCACAGCTGACCTCTGAGTTCACCATCACATTGCCCCTAATTGCTGGATAGCGCCTCCGTTCCTGAGGGTCGAGAGCTACGCCATTAAGTCGCATTGGGGTTACAAGCATATACATATCGTTCTTGCTTACTCGCCGCTTTGACGGTCGAACAGTGCTTCGACCGCATAGGCCAATGCCCCATCAGCTTGTTCCAGAAGATCGCTTAGATCGCCCTGATCGATAATATGAGCCCGATGTAACGCATGAGCAGTTCTCAGCAGCGCTTTATGCTGAGCAGCAGGATTATCAAGCAGTGCATCGCTATCGTTCAGCAGTACCGTCCACGTCGCGATCGCAGCTGTCCTTTCAACGGTTGCCATATCCATCTCTCCACCCTCATTCCGTCGCAATAAAATACTGTACATGCAAACAGTATATGTGGCCGGCTCGATTCCGTCACGACAGTCAGATGAAGGGAGGGGGGAGGGCGATTCGATCAAGTCCTGGAAAAACGCGCGCCTGGAAAAAAAACTTCAAGAAAAAGCACTTATCCCCCTCCCGCCGACGGGCTTTGTGTCCCTTTTTAGTGCAAAGGTGGAGGGTGGTGCTATCGGGTCTCCAGCCCAGGCCGGCTGTGGGCTTTCACAGGCGTTCGCCCTTTGCACTGAGTGCAAGGTTTTGCAAAGAAATGTCATGCGCTTGCGCTGCGTGCTGCAGAGGCGTGAGGTGGTGCCATTTCCTGAGAGCCCCGGCCCGCTTGGGCGAAAAATCGGAAAACCGCTGAAAGAGTGTGTTTTCAAAAACTGAACAGCTCTCAAAAACGTGCGCCAGGCCTTGCGGTGCGATTTGCCTTTGATTGGCTGGAAGTCAGGTAGGGCGGGGGTTGTAGCGGAGGTAGGGGGGAGATTTGTGTTGCACTCTACTGCATTGCCAGAGCGCAAGGTGGACGCGCTTTACGAATGTATATAAAGACCATCGTTCGGGCAACCCAGGGATACGAAGCCAACCTTGGGATTGGCCGGCGCAGGAGTGGTGGACATGTCTAACCTCGGTATTTTGTGACGCCTCCAGCCATGA